GTGAAGAATAAATTGGGACAACATTTGATTATTCAACACGCAAAACCCTGTCCCCTTCTCGGTTCCAATGTTGGATGATATCTAAGGCTTGGCCCAAAACTACGTTGTTATTCGTTGAATTACTTTCGTATTCGTAGTCATAACCCTGATTTAATTCATACGTTTCAAAAAAAAGACGCAAATTTTCCTTTTGTTCTTCCGTGGCATTGATTGCCACAGATGATAATACATAATCTATTTCATCTTCGGTTAGATATTTCGCATGCGAAATTGGTTGACTGTGAGTGGAAACTGGTCGCAGGGGAGTAAAAAGCGGTGCCCGAAGAGTAGAACGTGGTCGCCAAGGAGTAGAACGGCGGCGCCGAAGAGTAGAACGTCGTCGCCGAGGAGTAGAGACGGATCGCAGGTGAGTGGAACGTGGTCGTCGGTGAGTATAAACAGTTCGTGGCTTAGGGACATGGCCACCGATTCTCTTCCATGTTCTATTTTTAGTAGAGCGTCGATGTTTATAGTTTTTTGCAGTGCCACTCCGTTTTGCAGTGCTACTTCGTTTTGCAGTGCTACTCCGTTTTGCCATTCCAATGTATTATACATTTTATATATATTTTCTTTTCTAAATATATATACAAAACACAATGAACGCGCCCGATATTCAGGCCCAAGTAAATGCAATATTGAACAAGAACAAAATCGACGATCTCACGCGATTTTTAGAGAAACGCCAATGTCTCAACAAAACGAATGTCTGGTTAAATTACATGTTTCATTTTGTGCAATCCGCAGGAATTTTTACGACGACCTTGGCAGCAGGTTATAATATCAAGGAATTGGTGTGGGGTGGTATTGCATTAAATATCATTGCGTCGCTTATTAATGTGTTCGAACAAACCAACAATACGATATCGAAACGGATCATGAAAGACATCGTTGCGATAAAACAGGGGAAATATGTGGACGAAGGTCTCGCTGTAGAACCAGAAAAAGAAGATAGCAATGCACAAACGAAAAACGCAGTAAATAGTGCTTCTGATAAATCACTGGATGATTCACAAGAAACGAAACCGGTGCCCATTGCAAATGCAGCCGATTTGGAAACACCGTTACTCGACGGAAACGTATAATTGATTTATTGTCGGTGCATAAAAAACAATATATACATCTGCCTCTTTTTATGGCCTTTTGGTCATTTTATGCGAGCGAAATGACTTGTGCCCGATGATCCTCCAGTGCAAATTGGGCATTTTCCTTGTTCTCATTGTCCGCGTCCCCTACAATGTCGTCACACTTCTTATACAGATCCTGGATATGCAGGTCTGTGTATGCCGGGTTTGTCTTACTGAAATGATGCGTATACAAAGAGATTAGGTCCAGCATAGTGAATCCATTGCGCTCCAATCTCTCCGCAATAATTTCAGCAGGAACAGTCAAGGATACATCTGGCCATCTCGAATGTGGCCCATCAACGTATTCAGACAAGTCATCATCATCGTCGTCATCATATACAATGTTGTCTACGTTCTCTTGGTAATCCTCATCGTCCTCCGCATCGCCCTCATCGTCCTCCGCATCGCCCTCATCGTCCTCAAGTTCATTTTTGGCCGGCTCATCTGTGAGCGGACGACGGCAACAGGGGCAGGCATTGCTGTGTGTCATCGCCATCGCGAGACACTTGAAACAGAACTTGTGTCCACATTCCGTGACACAGTTGTTCTTTTCACCGATCATTTCATAACAAATGCAACACTCTATGTCCAAGACACCGGATTCAGACACAGAGACAGGTGGCGATGACAGTTCACTGGCAGGAATACTTTCATCGTCCGAACTCACAGAAACAATTTCATCATAGTCGGCATACATGCACCCCCCTGGCAACATATGGGCCATTTGGCCATCCTGAAAGATCGGTGAGCAACCCGGGCAGCAAGACATGGTTGAATTGGTTTTGTTGGTTTGTTTTTAGTCCGGTTCGATTTGGAAAAAAGTTTTTCAATTTTTTACACCGATATCTGACCAAAGTGGCGTCCATTCATTTCAACCACTCTCGAGTATATTTCGCAAAAAATTGAAGTCTTTTTTGCGAAAAACAATTTGCAAAAACTTACCAATCAAACCCGCCAAAATGGACGCTCACACATTTCACCAAGTTCTTCGTAAACTTACCTCGGACACCAAGGCACTGTCGGAGTTGCCCTACGCGGCCACGACATCCGAATTCACCGATGCTGCTTGGAAATACCAAGAGTATTCGACGTTGAATTCGACCACCATGTCGCGGTCTGTCATGAAAATGCACATGCATACTCTCATTCGTAACGCCAGTGGTCTGTCCCCTATAAAAAACAAATTTGGATATGTAAAGCGTATTTTGGATGATGCGTTTCTTCTCCCGGCAGCAAAATCCGAATTTCTAGATGCATTTTGTAAGGCGCAGCGCACCTATTCTGCAATGTCTCGGTTCGCATTTATGTTTCGATGGAAAAAGGCTCCTTATCGGATTGTGAACGATTTGATTTTGAATGCCATTTCAGAGACACAACATAATGTGATTGCGATTTTGCAGAACAATAACAAGTATCTGTTTACGATATTGGACCTGAAAAACATCTTGGAAACATCATTGTCGAATTCCCCCTATTTCTTTGCAGAACCACTGGTCACAAAGAACCCCTATAATAATATGCCGTTTGATAAGGGGACATTGTATACGATTTATTTCAAGATGAAGCGGGGGTATTCGGTGATGTCGCCCTTGTTTCACCAATATTTCCTGGCGAATTTCAACTTGTGCCAGTTTCGCGCTGAGAATTCTGTTCTCATTCGCAAAACCCACATTGATAAATATGTGCGAAACACGGATGCGAATACATTGCGAGATGAATGTATTCGCATGTTACAGTCGTTCACTTGCACGAAGAAAATTAGGATCCATGATGATTTCCCCAGCGAAAAGTTGGTGGATATCTTTCGGCCTTATTTGCGGTTGTATTATACCTATTATTATACGTTGGATATAAACGCACGCACAACCAGCCTGTCTTTGTTGAAAGGGAATCTACTGAGATTTGCGGAGTTCAACCCGAAATTTGGGCGGAAGTATGTTGCGCGATCCTCGGACAAAAAACTGGTTGTGCATTTTAATGATAAACATGTGGACTTTTCGAAGACGCGTTATGAGAGGAATTTTGAGAAGAGTCATTTGGAAGTAGATCCGGAGGATTATGACGACCAGGTCGACTCCGAGTCCGAATCCGAATCAGACGACGATAACATGTCGATTGAAGAAGAAGGTCAGGAAGTAGAAGTAGAAGTAGAGCGGGTCTGGCGTATTGGTGCTCCCATTCCAGTTCGCATTCACGGGAACTAAACGTAGTAGTCCTTTGTGTTGTATATGTGTATTTTTTGTCCGTTTTTATGCTTTACTTTTCCGATGCACAATAATAGTATTCGTCGTTAAATGTAACCTTGTTTTTTATGCTTCGGCTCATTTTCGCTGGACTAAACTTCTCTGCTTCTGCCGCCTTTGCTATCGTTTCCCATGTCGTGATGAGGAAATTTTCTTTCAATGTTCTCTTTTCCACCTTTTTGCCGGTGGACGATGTGGTCTTATGTCTCGGTTCATCGCTTCGTAGAGACAGGCCGTAATATCCTTCGTTGGACCCACGATCCGTCCATACCGTTGCCTTTACCGCGTATTCACAGTCATTCAAATAGTCCTTCAGGTCTTTTAGATCTGTGTCGGAGGTTGGGAGGTCCACGGTCTTTTTCCAACGTTGATATTCCGTCAAGAGTGTGGAGTTCAATATCTTTCCGCATGGCGAAAAACCGCAGACTTGAAATAAAAAGGTTTCCGTGGGATGGTTCGTATGCTTCTTTTTGTAGACCAGTTCCTTTAGTTTCACGCCGATATAACCATGCACCACCTGATTTTTCGTTTGTATTGTCAAACGAGAGGGTTTGAATCTTGTATCCAGATAGTTTTTGAGTGCATGGAACGTTTCCTTTTTCGGTTTCGTATGACTCCAGATACGGAATTGACCTTCCATGTTCACGGAGGACTCTTCGACATCAGGTCGGACAATACACACGGCATCGACGAACTCGCTGAATTTCTTGGTCTGCTCGTCCTCGGGCAACGATGCGTTTTGGTAGATCGATTGGTTGTCGGCCACGGCGACGGAAATCGATGCCTGTTGTGTTTCCACAGTTTCGCGTAGTTCATGAAGTTCGACCTCCTTTTTTTCCAGGTCGATCTTTAGTTTTTCGAGTTGTTCCTGTAATGCTCTTTTTTCGGCTTCCAGGTCGTCGTTTTGCTTCAACAAGCGGTTGAAATTGTCGATGCTGTAGGTTTTCGAGTGAATAATGTCCTTGATGTGTTTCGTGAGCCTCTCAATCGTAAGATTTGCGTCGTAAGCGATGATTTCTGTCTTTGTTGTGCCTTTTACTTCGATATGACGCATATGACGCTTGATTTTGGGATGTGCCTTGATCAGGTTCTCGATTTCCACCTTGTTCTGAACACGAAATGCTGCGGTTAGAACGAAATTCTCGTAGATCTTGTGGTGATTTTGGACGCGTGTTGCCAGATCGTTGGTGTGGCCGAATTTGATCATGGTTTCCTTTTCCTCGTTTGTGTTGTCGATCGTGCCGAAATAGATGCATTCTGTGTTGAGGGGGAATTGGGCGATGGTGGCTTGTTCTACGGCGCGGGATTTTTCTTTTATAGTTTTTGCGATAACGTTGTCCTTTTGTTCCAACTGTTTGCGCAATTCGTCAGTTTCCTCTTCGACGATCTTGTGTAACACCTCTTCCATCTTCATGTAATACTCATGAATTTCCGCCGCCTTTTTGGTTTGAGCCTTGAGACATAACGATTTGAAGCACTTGATGGTCAGCATGATGATTTGGCGATTTTGACCGCCATTTTGTTTCGTTTTTGTGCCAGAGTATTGTTCCGAAACCGATGTCGAATCTTCGTTGATAACTTTGTAATCCGCATCCGTATTAAAATTCTTTTCTAAAATTTCTTTTGCTCTAATTTTTTGACTGAAACCCAGCCATTTCCAAACGTCGTCCAAGTCGACAACAAAATCTAGGTTTTTATCATAATTCAAATAGCAATAAAAACTACTCACGAACAGTTGCTGTTCGAATCCAGTAAAAGTTTCCTGGATAGTTGATAATAACTTGTTGTTGTAGGCAGCAGAAAGGCGCGTAATCGGGTTCTTTTCAATAAGATCAACGATGTTCAACTCGGTCATCTTATTATACTTTAATTCGTGTTTCTTCTTTAAGTTGTTTTGTCCGCTTATTAATTACGAAAGATTGATTTCGAAAGCGGATGGTCATTAATTTGAAAACAAAACAGCGTTTATTTCACTCAAAACTTTCGACAAATCGAATCCTTTTTCGTTGGGATTATATCTAATGATTTTGTTTCCTAATGAAATTAAATAATCTTCTCTGTTTTTTTCTTTTATGGGATCTCTGTCTTCATGATTATTTTCATCGCACTCAATAATTAAATTATAGTCAATAAAATACAAATCGACTTTGTATTTGCCGAAGATTTGTTGTCGTTTCAAATTGAATGTTTTTTTATAAGCATTTTCAATAAAACCGATTGTTTGATTTTCAATACACATACCTATATTTACACATTTTACGTTATCGCTCACGTTCACAATGTATCGGTTTCGTAAATTGTATGAATTTTTCATTAACTCAAATGCTTCTTCGGTTAATTTGAATATCATTTTGTTTTGACCACCATGTTTTTTTGTTATATCTACTACAGAAGACAATGGCTCAACAATATAATGAACGTTTTCTCTATAATTTTTTTGTAAATGGTTTACGATATTCACCTTTTTCGACGATAAGTATAACAACTCGTCCAAATCTCTGATAAATTTTGACATGTTTCTATAATCTTCATTCATGTATTTTCTTTAAGTTGTTTTGTCGATTATTATTTTCGAAAGCGGATTGTAATAAACGGTATATTTACATCATGGATATCTTTTATTATGACAAAAACCGCTTTCTCTGGTGAGAGAGCGGTTTTTTCATCCATTATGCAGTGGTTGTTTTTATGATTTTATTTAAAATTTATTTCCAGGCAGAGCATTATTTAAAATCTCGCTTTCTAAATATAAAAGCAAGATTTGACTCCATTATGCAGTGGCAAATATCTAACCCATTATAATTTAAATATTATGCATTGACTCGGCATAAAATACGTCTCACCACTTCGTTTTCTTTACATTTATGGGTTGCGCGCTCTTCTTTTTCGACTTACTTGGGTCATACGCTTCGTCTTCGTCGTCCGATCCCATACTCTTCGATATTTCCCAGAATTCTTTCGATCCCAACTTGAAATCCGGGTGGTCTTGTGCCTTATACCAGAAAATTTGGTCATTGAGTTTGTTGGACTTGGCATTGTTGTTTATCACCAGACACTCATAATTCTCCGTTGTTTGGTCCATGACTGCACAAAAGGACTCCAATGTTGGAAACATACTCGCATAATTTTCCCAGATCTTTTTGCGATTTACCAAATATGGTTCGCGTAAGATAAAAACGTAGTCGATATTGGTGCGGAGATTTGGCGGAATGCCTAGAGGATATTGCATTGTGATGACCAACATGACCTTCCAGTGGCGTCCGTTCATAAATAATAGGCGCATGATCTTATCGCGGGTCCATGATTGGTCATACAAACAATCGTCTAAAATAACAAACGTTCTCGGATCAATCGTGGAACGGCGATACATTTCCATCTCTTTATTG